CCCCTCTCCGTTTCTAAGGAGCGCTGATCCATGGCTGTATCTTTTACTACGTCGGGGACTGCGGCTGCCGGTGGTGTGCAACAGAGCTACGCTCTGACTCATGGCGCACTGCTTGAAGGCCAACTTTCTGACATTCGCGACAACACGATTGGCACCTTCATCAACGAAACTGCCGTTGTGCAGCCGTTTGGTGATCTGCAAGTGTATAACCTTGCTGGTACTGTTGCCAACTCCGCTACGACCATTTCTGGCGCCACTGGCACGGTGCTGGGCGTCAACGTGCTCACCTACGTTGACGAGACTGCTCTGAACACTGACGGCCGTCCTGGCGTCAAGGTCAAGCAAGTGATGAATGTTGCCAACGAAGGTGCTGTGGCGGTCTACGTGACTGGCGCTGTCACTCCTGCCTCGCCTGTGCGCGTCCTGTACGCCGCTAGTGGCACTGGCAAAGCTGGCCAATTCAGCCATGCTTTCGCCTCTGGCAAGACCGTTCGTCTTTCCAATGCTCGCTTCCTTTCGTCTACCACTGGTAGCGGCCTGGCGATCCTGGAACTGAACGGCCCGAGCTTCACTCTCTCTACTGATTCTTGATAGGAGGCCCTACTAATGCCTGATTTTCGCATGGACGATGCGGGCCTGTTTCTCCAGCGTCAGCTTGAGCACATCCGTCCGCAAGTATTTGAAGTCACTTATGCTGACATCAAATATCCCACGATTCTGCCTGTGACCAGCGAAGCTGGCCCTGGCGCTCAAACCTTCACCTACCGCATCATGGACTCCACTGGTGAGTTCAAGCTGATTGCGGATGTTGCCGATGATCTGCCCCGTGCCGACATCAGCCAAGTGGAGAAGAGCATCAACATCCGTTCGTTCGGTGGTAGCTTCGGTTACACCGTGCAGGAACTGCGTGCTGCGCAAATGGCCAACATTGCTCTTGAGCAACGTCGTGCTGCTGCCGTGCGTCGTGCCTACGAGGAGAAAGTTGAAAGCGTTGCTATGTTCGGTGAATCCACCGTCAATCTGGCTGGTTTCTTCAACAACTCCACCGTGGATGTAATTGCTGCTGATAAGTGGTTCACCACTTCGAGCACCACTGCCCAGGAAATGCTGGAGCTGCTGAACTATGGCGTGACTGCCATCATCAATGGCTCCAAAATGAAGGAGCAGCCGGACACCATCCTGCTGGCCTATGAGGACTACAACAAGGTGAGCACCACCCGTAACTCTGATTCTTCGGACGTGACGGTGCTGGAATACTTCCTGCGGACCAATCCCTACATCCGCAATGTTGAGCCCATTAACCAACTGACCAAGGGCAACAACGGTGGCAAGCTCAATACCAATCGCATGGTTGTGTACAAGCGTGACCCCGAGAAAGTGCAACTGCACGTGCCCCAGCCTCTTGAACTGTTCCCGCCTCAACAGCGTAATCTGGAGTTCATTGTTCCTGCTCATGCTCGCGTGGGTGGTGTGGCTGTGTACTATCCCAAGAGCATGATCTACGTTCAAGCTTCGTCTTGAGCTAGTTGAGCAAAGGGCGTTAAGCTATTGCCAGTTCTAATTGAACACCAAAATGTTGATTGCTTACCGCCCTGAGCTTGAAAATCCGCCCCGTGAAGGTGGATTTGGCATTATCACTGACATTGGGATGATTCAACTCGCTCCTGGGCTGAATCAAGAAGTGCCCGAGTCGCAGTGGAAACAAGCTCGTGAAAACCGTACGGTGAAACGACTTATGTCCATTGGGGCTATTGAGGAACTGAAGGAGCAAGTGACCGTCGAAACGATTCCGCACGACGTTCAAACCCTTGCTGATATTCCCATTGTTGAAGCACTCCGTGCCATTGAAATCATCCATGACGAGGATCAACTGAGTCAATGGAAAAAGATTGAAGGGCGAGTGCGAGTGCGTAATGCCATTAACAAGCGGCTTGAGGCCATTCGTCTTGGTAAAGCCTGATGGCAGTCACCTACGAAAGCTTTCTTGATAGGTTTCCTGAGTTCACTCCTCATCCATCGGGAATTGTCAATGGTGCCTTGCAAGAGGCCACTGCTGATGCTTCTGCTGATGTATTTGGAGATCAAACTGATAGGGCTGTCAAGCATCTTGCCGCTCACATTATTGCCATTCAACTTGCTCAAATGGGCATCCAAATTGGAGCCACAGAAGGCAAGGTTTATGGCAAGGGACTGGAGGCCACGCAATATGGCCAAGAGTTCAAACGAATGCTTGAAACCGTCGCTGGTTCTTTTTCCATTGGCTTTGTCGCATGATCAACGGTTTGTCGCCATTAGCTAATGCCACCCTCGTGTGGTCCGTAGCTTCTGGCTATGCCATTGATTGTGAAACTGGCAACTATGTGGGCATCTCTTCTGGGGTGCCATACTATGCCACCTTGCGACAGAAGCGCAATCCACAGTACGATTATTTGCTAGGTGCTGATAATACGGCTGTGTACATGGAAGGACGTTTGACTGGCCCTTTGGCTTTATCAGGCGTCACTCCAGGAAGCACTGCTTCGGCAGTCATCAATGGAAGAGAGGGACGGTTTGAGCTATTGCCGAATGAACAAATTGCTGAACATTATTGGCAATTTCTCGGCGCACCAATCAGAGGCATTTTTAGACTGGTTGGTAAAGGAAGCGTACAGAACGTCTGACGCTTAACCATCTCTCCTTCCCCATTGTTGAGGCATTCTCATGCTCTACCATCCCACAGAATTGGTTAAGAGCCAAGACGTAATTGTGCGTGTTGGTTCTGTCGCCGGTACTTCCCGCCCTGTGATCACCCAGAGTGGCGCTACGTTCACCGTTAGCGGTGCTCCCACCCTCTATACGCTCCAAGCGGCCACCACGGCCTCTGTGGCGTTCAATGACGGCAACACTGAGTTCTACCTGCTTGGTGGTGGCGGCTTTGCTGATAGCGTCATTGTTACCAGTCAGGCCACTGCTTCCGTTACCAGCTACTTCCAGAAGGACGTTGACGGCACCGTCTTCATTCCTGACAGTTTCGATGAAGCGTTCCAAGTGATCGCTGCTTCGCGGTACAACAAGAACCAGGAAGTGTACGTTGAGATCAACAAGCAACTGGGTGTCAGTGGTACCACTTTCTACTACGACCGTGTGGCTTATGTGGCTTGCGTGATGAACTACAACGAAAGCTATCCTGCGGATAACCTCGTCGAGTGCAGCTTCGACCTGATCAGCCGTGGTCGCATTGGCATCCACCAAAATGCTACCAACACTGGTTCGATCATCCCCACGGCTCCCAACTCCTGAGCTTTTTCCCCATAGTTTTGCTAGCCTCTCTTTAGGGAGAGGCTTTTTTATTGTGAACATCACGCAACTGCGAGATACTATTACCACGCTTTTGGCTGCTAGCCCAAATCTTGTGGGCACTTATACGCTGCCGAATGGTACGACCATCCCTTCTATTTACGTGGTGGGACAGCAGGGTGTGCCGCCTGAATGGCGAGCAACAGGCTTAGAGGTGACCATGCGTCAATTCCCCCAGCCTTTGCCTTCTGCCATGGTTGGTGCTGTGCGAGTGAATCAACTATGGGAAGTGATTTTCGTGCAATATACGACTAGCAGCAATACAATGTCTTTGGCTATGGATCGCATGATGCGACGCTTTCCAGATTGTACGCCTAGGTATTCGCCTGGCGATGATGTGGCTTATGAGCGATGCCGCTTCACGATTCCTGATGTGATCATTCGTCAACTGTATCCAGCATGAGCATCATTGTAGGCGGCACTTTAATTGGCGAAGAAGCTCTCGTAAGCCAGCTTCAAGCTGCGTTTGAACAATGGGTGACGGAAGATATTAATGATGCGTACTGGGACGACCAATTCAAGGGAGATATTTGGCCTTACGACAATGAAACGCGCCGTAAAAATGGTGAAACAGTAACTTCTCCTAGAGATATTTACGACCTTGGCACTCTTTACGATAGCGGTAGGGAAACATTTGCAGTGGCTAGGGGCGATTTAGAAGTAACAGCGTCATGGAATTGGAATGCAAAAAACTCTTCCGGCAGGGCATACGCTTGGTATGTTCACGAAGGGCTAAGCACAAACGTAACAGCTAGAAGGTGGACGGATGAGCTACAAGTGCCAGCATTGTTTGACGCCAGTGCCTTGAAAAAAGCTTTACAACGTAGAATCAAGACTGCTACGAGTAAATAGTGGTTATTGACTATCTTTGGAGTGAAGATCGGACAGTCCATGCCATAAACTGTCAAATTGAAGGCACTGCCTTGGAAGTTGGCATACTATGCCTTATGTCGTGCCGTGAAACGACCATTAGAATTATGAACGAAAATCACTCACTACTAGTGGAAGTGCCTGTTGAATTTCGCTCGGGCCATGAGCGGGTGAAGGTCTTCAATGCACTGCTAAACATTCTTAGTCATGAGCAAGTACAGCTTTCTGCTTGAAACCAAGACGGAGGAGTTTTTTGAGCTTCTTCCTTCCATTCGGATGAAGAAATACGGTGGTTGGCTTGTTGCGGAAGCAATTGAGCAGGAGGAAATTTCTAAGCTGCAAAGCCAGTCCACCATTCGCGCTGTGCAACTGGCCAAGCGCATTGCACTGTCCAAGGGCATTCCCCTGGACGAAGCCTTTGCGCTGCTGCAAGGCGGTGGTGGCTCCATGAGCGAAACTGAACTGCTGTCTGACTACACGGAAGAAACCCTTAGCATGATTACGAGCGGCTCCTCCGTGGAAGCCACCAATGCTCGCATGGTTACGGCTTTCATTCGCTCCCGTGGTCAAGGCTTGGTCGATGGGGAATGGCAAGACCTGTCTGATTGGGACGTGGAAGACACTAAAGCACTGCCGCGTCGAGCTATTAGTAAGGTGGTGGAATTTATCTCGGCAGAGCAAGAAGCTGAAATCCAGGAGGCCGCCGATGGAGTAAAAAAAGGCCAGAAAAAGAATATGACTCCCACGCTGAACGGCTAGAAGCCAATGCGCGACAGTTCCTAAGCTCACTCACTCCATGGAATGAGCTTTATTTTCGTTTGGCGTGTTCTGACTTCAAGGACGAAAGATGGAGCGCCAAGAATTTTGGAAGACAAAGGGTGTGTGATGTTAAGTCAGCATTGACATACCTAGAAAAGCATGATGTAAATAAGTACAACATTCAAAGCATCGCCGTGGCCAAGCTTGGCACGATGGCAGCAGGCATGATGGGAGGGAAGAAAGTTAGCATCAAGCCGGACAATTTCCTGCCTTTTGATACGAGGCAAATCAAGAAAGATACTGGCGTGACCGACGATAGCTTGCGTGTGTTGAAAAAGCTGATGAAGCAAAGGGTGATGGATGGACGAGTGATTGCTTTGCTTATTGATGAAATCAAGGCTTTTAGTGGGCGTAGTCAAGACGAATGATTATAGAATTGGTAACATAGGAAGTTTTTGACGTAAGATGGCTCAAGACGCTGAACTTAGGCTTAAGGTAGGTCTTGACCTTGGATATTTCAAGCAGCAACTAACTGGTCTTGGAAGTGCCGCCGCTGGATACAAGCTACCTATCAACATTCAGATTCAACGTAGAGAGCTTAATGCTGAACTAGATAATTTACAGCGTGCCATCAAGAACCGTAAATACCGGATAGAAGTAGGGGGCAATCTGGGTGCATTGCCCAAGCAAATTACAGCTCTTAAAAATCAACTTGCCACGTTTGAAAACACCAAAATTGATGTAGGCATTGGGGTCGTTCAAAGCCTTTCTAAGCGTGATGGAGAAAAAATTAAGGCACAGTTGCGGGCATCAGTCTTAGGAGGCAGCAAGAAAATCTTTGTTCCCGTTTCTATTAAATCCTCGGTAACAAAGCAATCTGTTGAAGATTTTACTAACGCGGTTAAATCAAAGCTATCCAACATCAAGGTTGCAGTTAAGGCGGACCTGCAAGGTGGTGTACAAGGCGTCAACGCAGAATTGCGGCAAGCAATTTTAGGCGATGGCGATAAAATTCTTGCGCCTGTTTCAATTACGCCGTCGATTACGCAGGATGATGTAACAGACTTTACCAAAAAAGTCAAGGCGAAATTATCTGGTATTACAGTTAAGGTCAAGGCTGAGCTGGAAACTGCGGCAGTCAAGGGAGGGGCAAAATCAAAAGCAGAAATTGATACTGAAGTGCTGCGAGGGCTGGAGGCAATTAGCAAAATGGGTGCCACTCGGATGGGTGGTGGTCAAGTAACAGAAGCAGCAAGGCGTGAGCAGCTTAAGCAGCGACTTTCAACTGGGGAGTTTGATATTGGCCAACTGAGGGAAATTGGCTCACAACTTGGCCTTAAAAATGTTGGCAGGTTCAGGAATGTACAGAATTTAATCGAAAAAATTGCGTCTGAAGCATCTGTTGAGATGATCAAGAAATACCTTGATCCTCAGGCAGTAATGCGCAGCCCCAATCGCGGGCCACTGGTCACTGTTTTAGACACCTTTGCAAGGGGTGTTGCAAACATGCTTGGGCTTGATTTGCGTGCAGGCCTTGAGCAAGCACGACAAAAACGCCTCCCTCCTGCCATTGATTGGCCCGCGCAAGTACCAGGCCGCACTCCTCCCATTGGACCTTCTTCCTCAGGGCGAGCGCTGCCATTTAGGCCTGACCCTAAATTACTTGCCGGCGAAGTTGGCCCTGCTCTTGCTGGACTGCTTCCATCTCTCACACTTAAAAGCAAATTAAAAGCAGACTTTGAAGCCTTCATGGGACTTGGAGGCGGTCCACCTTCTGCTGGTCAAAGACCAGGCAAGCTTGCTCTAAGTAATGAAGCATTAGGCAGGAGAGTTGGCGCAATTTTGGAAGAGTATTTCAAAGTTGCTGAAGTTTCTGTTAGGACAAGTTTTGACCCTCGCGAACTGCGGCAAAGTCTTAATGTTTTCTCTTATATTGCGCAATCCCTGCGTGATGCCGAAGCTCGCACTAGGCAAGCGAAGGTAGATCAAAGCGTTAATTCGTTAATGAATGCCATTGAACAATCAATCAAAACGGCAGAAGCTTCTGCACGGATTAGGCTTGCTCAAATTAGGGAATTACCGCAAAGACCATCTCAGCCAATGCTGCAAGGCGCTCCACGGGTAGCGGGACTGTTATTGCCAGAGCCGCCAGGAAGGTATCGCAGCAGTAGGGCAGTCGAAACGCAAGCGGATCTATTCGCTCGTCGCGAAAGGGAAGCTCGAATGCGTTCGGCTTTGCGGGAACAGGATGTAATGGGAGGAGGAGCAGGGCGTCCAGCATTGGTGGCGACAGGAGGTGGTGGCGCAGGGGCTCCACCTGTTGATAGGCCCCCTAGTGGCGGCATGGGAGGATTTGGAGGAGCTGGAGGCTTTGGTAGGGCTCTTGCTGGCGTCAACCTTCCTGGTGCTGGAGTGGTGCGAGAAATTGGCAATGAATTTGCCATGGCAACAAAGCAAGTGCTGTTGTTTGGCACGGCTTACAAAGCTTTAGCATTTGCCACTAGCTTTCCCGCTCAAGTTGGAGAAGCCGTTGGGGCTTTGCAATCCTTCAACAACACATTAAAGGCCATCACGCCAACTGCCCAAGAGGCCGCCGCATCGAATCAATTCATCCTTGACATCGTTGATCGTTATAACGTTCCCCTCAAATCTGCTCGCGATGGCTTTACCAAGCTTTACGCTTCTATGGCGCCGGCTGGTTTTAAGGGCGACGAAATTCGTGCATTGTTTACTGGCGTAAGTCAAGCGGCCGCCACGTTTGGCATGAGCGCGGACAAAGTAGATCGCGTGAACTATGCCTTTGCTCAGATGGCGAGCAAAGGTCAAGTGATGAGTGAAGAGCTTAAGGGACAGTTGGGCGATGTGTTGCCTGGTGCCATGGGCATTTTCGCCAAAGCCGCAGGCTTTGAGGGGCCGCAAGCTATTGAGAAATTCTCTAAAGCCTTGGAAGACGGCGCCTATAAAGGTGATTCCATGCGAGCGCTTTTGAAGAATGTAACTGTAGTTTTAACCAAAGAGTTTGGCCCTGGGGCGGAAGGTGCAGCGCGTACTTTCCAGGGTGTTATTAATAGAATGCAAAACTCAACAAAGCTTTTGTATGAAGCTTTTGAGCCTGTCGCTGTTGGTTTCTTGAATGCTGTTGTCGTGCCAATGACCAGTGGCATTAA